GATAGCAGCGTTGAGCCTCTCGATCTCCCGCTTAGTCGCTCGGGTCATCGTCCTCCAGCTCTCTCCAGCCTTGGCGATCCCTTACCCGCCGTTTGTATGCCTCGGGATCGTATCGGTAGTTCGCGAGCTCGTTGAGGATGTGGTGGCATTCCTTCTTGATAAGCTCCGAAGCCTCCGCGGCTGTTGTTGTGTTGGCAGCGTCAACAGCGAGACGCCCGGGCAGGGCCATGATCATGCTCCGGATCGTATATACCAGATCCATGGTCATCGCTTCGACGTCCTCGCTGCGGTGCATTTTGCCCTCCAGCTCCTTGAGCTCAAGCTCGGCCATCTTTGCCTTGCTTTCCTTCAGGTCAGCTTCAGCCTTCAGCTTCCGACTTTCGGAACCGTCGTCCTTTTTAGCTTCCCGGCCGTTGGCTTTGTCTTGGAGGTATTTGATGTATTTCTGAATAGTAGGGAGCAGGTCGTACCTGTTCGCATTACCGACGCGGATGGTGTTGATGATGCCCTCCTGTGTGAGCTGCTGCACCCGGCGAACTGACACGCCGAACAGCTTGGCAATAACGTCGGCTTTCTGCGCATTTATCGGCGTTCTGCTTCCTTCACTTTCCGGCATGGCGTTCACTCCTTTCCTGCCGATTTTGCGTAACGAAACGCCCTGAAAAAAATTTTCCTTGACTGCACGATTCCCGGGCTCGCCAGCACCGCAGGCGAAAAAGGGTCAGCGGAAGTACCTTGCGCATTTTGTTTGGCGCGTGCGGTCGTTCCTGAGCGTTTATTTGGCCTGTATTCGTTCCTTTTGGACTTGGACGATGGATTGGTCGGCTCGGCCGGTTATCGTGCGTCTGGTGCCATTCTGGAGCTTTTGTGTGGCTCCTATTTGCCTTGCTTGGCCATGGCTTGTTTGAGGTGGTGCTCCAGCCTCTTGGTGAGGCCCTCGTCGATGTTCTTTTGGATTTGAGCAGCGACGTCCTCGTTGGTGATCATCTGCGGGATGCTCAGCGTCTTGACGGCTTTGATCGGTGTGCGGCTTTGGCCTATCCTTTGGAATGGGATGTCGGCCGTTCCTTTGTTGGTGCCGAGGAACACATTGGATCCGAGCGCCTTGCGTTGGCCTCTGAAGATCTCGGCCGTGACTGTATAGCTCTTGGCCTTCCTTATGGTTTTTCCGGTTTCGTCCTTGGTCGCCTTTGGTCTGGACTTTGGCTTCATGTTGAAGTGGGTCGGCGTCAGGACTCGGCCGGAGAATGTGAGCTGCACGTTATCGACCATTAAGCCGGCGACTGCGATCTTGCCGACGGGCTTGGCCGATGTCTTGGCCTTGGTGATCTCTGACTTCTTGATCCCATAGGTCTGACTTACGGCAGCTGCCACCCATGCAGGGGCTCGAGTTTTAAAGTCGCTCGTGGTTCGCTTGATCACCGTCTCGCTGTCCTTGTTGATGTTGTGGAGCTCTTTCACGAGGTTGGCATATCCTTTGAGGCTGATGTTCATGGATCCGCTGGTTTTGGATGCCACGACGATCTCCTCCTTTCGGGCAAATAAAAAACGCCGGGGAGTTGTATTCCCTGACGTTTTTCGGTTATCCTTTGGACGTTTGGCGGTCGACCGGCGGTCGTTCTCCGTACGCTCTCCGGATTTCTTCACGATATACCGTAACATCGTTCGCCATATATTTCAATGTCATTTTATACGGTTTCCTCTCATTTTGTCCGTTTTGAGGCGCTGTGTGCCTTTTCTGGCGTGTATCTCTGCTCGGGTATAGGTTTACCCTTTGAGCTTTCTCCAGCCACCTCAGCGAGGCTAATTAAGGCCGTACCGTGGATCCTGAATGTCTTGCGCATATAGTTGTCAGTGTTGACGTCGAAGTCCTCAGACTCTCCGAACAGGATTTTACATATTTCCGGCCATTCTGCCCGGTCGAAGTAGCGGAGGCGAATGACTGCGCGCTCGTCCGGTTTTTTTATTTGCTGCACCATGATCTCAATGGCTTCGCGCTCCTTGCGTTCTTCCTCGATGGCTTTTTTGATGGTCTCCTCAAGCTCTATTTTGCGGGCCACTTGAATGGCGACGCGGTCGCTGGTGTTTCCGCTTGCTCTCGGCATCCCTGTGAGGTTAGGGCCAGAAGGGGAGGTCATGGTCGCCTCCATACGTTCGAGACGCTCGATCTGGTTGTCGATCTCCCGGAGCATGGCCGTGTACTCCTTTAATCTTTCCTTGATGGTTTGCGGCTGTGTTCTTGTCATTTGTTCAGGGCATCACTCCCTTTCACCTCCTCCTATGTCACCGGGCTCGAATATTCTCTCTATGGCCTCTCGGGGAAGCTCTTGCCCGTTTCTGATGCATTTGACGTTCTGTTTTCCTGTTGCTCTTATGTAGCGCTTGACGATCACGTCGGTGAAGGCTGGCGTCAGCTCCATGGTGTAGCAGGTCTGATCATATTGCTCGCAGGCGATCAGTGTCGTGCCGGAGCCTCCGAAGGGGTCATATACTCCTTTAGCCCATAGCGTGTTGTCGATTATCATGCCGATCAGCTCGACCGGTTTCTGAGTCGGGTGGAACTCGTTGCCCGATCTGGAGCACTCGAGGACGTTGCTGTAACCTTTGTGGCCGTCAAATTTGCTCTTGCCTCGCGCTGCGTACATTATGAGCTCATGTTGTGATCTCCAGCCGACGCCCATGCCCGGCGTACCTTTATTCCAGACGAGCATCTGCTTGACTCCGAAGCCGCTGGCCTCCACGAGGTCGAATAAATACACCCACATTCTCCAGTCTGTGAAGATATAAGCAAAGAGGCAGGGGATGTTTGTGAGGGCGTCCCGGATCAAGTTCTGATAGCCTCGGGTGCTGAGGATGTCGTTGGCGATCATCGGTACGGGTTCGCCTTTTCTCACGGTTCCGATGCTGCCGTTGCTCTTGTCGCTCTCCTTGCTTCCTCCTGAGCAGTAGGGCGGGTCAGTGAGAAGGATCTCCGGTGTCGCACCATTGAGCAGCAGATCCCTGTCTTTTTGCTCCGTGCAGTTTCCGCAGAGGACTCGATGGCGGCCGAGGATCCATAGGTCTCCGTATTGAGTGACCGGTTCGGCCGGTGGTTCGATGACGGCATCCGGATCCTCGAGTTCTTTCGCATGGATGGCTTCAGAGAGAGCGCTGACGATGTTGCCATATTCCTCCTCGGTATATCCGGAGAGCATGAATGGGATCTCTCCGGTGTCTATATCTGCGAATACCTCGGCCAGCATCTTGGTGTCTGGATCACTGAGCTGCGCGATCCTATTGTCTGCCACGAGGTCGGCCATTTCTTCGGCCTCGCTCGCGTAGTTTTGATAGTCGACCGGCACCTCGGCCAGATCCTCCAGCTGCGCAGCCATTAGTCGGCCGTGCCCTCTGACAATCAGTCCGCTGCGGGTGCTGACTGTGATCGGGCCTCGCCATCCTTGGCCCCGGATGATGGCCCCGAGGAGCTTCACCTGTTCAGGAGGGTGCTGGTTCGGGTTCTTCGGGTTCGGCTTGAGCTCCGAGGTCTTGATGATGGCATCATGAGCGCAGAATACCGGGATCCCGTCGGCCCATGCTTTGGGCTCTGCGGTCGTTTTATAGTCAAAGAGCTCCGGAGCTGCTGCTTCCGGTTTCGGTTTCTTCTTAGCCATTGGATCCGTCACCTCCTTGAGCATCCATTTCCATCACCGTCATGATCGCATAGTTGGCCAGATCAAGAAGGGTGTCCCGGATGCTTTCGTCGTTGACCTTCTGATCAGCTCCGGGCCTGCATAGCGATTTCAGGCGGTTGGTTTTATCTATGATCCTTGTCACTGCCGAGACAATGCCGAGCTCTTGGAAGGTGACTCCGAAGGCGTTGCCGTAGTCGGCGTTCTTTTTGGCGTATGTATCGTTCAGGGCCTTGCAGATCTCGCGGTGCTTTCTGACTCTCCTGATTAGTGCCTGTTCCGGTGTTACTTTACGCATCGAGATCACCGCCTTCCTGAGCCTTTGCCCTCATGAGTGCCTCCATGGCCCCGATGGCCACGGCTGCCACATGGGCGAGCTCCTTCATCATGTTGTCATAGTCTCCAGTAGCGGACGCAGCTGCCAGCTCCTTGGTCTCGAGGATGATGACCTTCACCATTACGTCACCGTTGTGTTCTTCGCTGACCACGAGCTCGGGCGTGATCTTTATAATTGAGGGGAGGAGAGGGGCCATAGCGCTGAGTTTTTCGGTCACTTTGTTGCCGACCTCCTCCTCGAACTGTCTGAGAGTTTCCTCTGTGATTGGCACGTCGCTGAACTGGTAGAACGTGCCGCCGATTATTGAAAATAGTGATAATTTCATCGTTACGCCTCCTTAGTTCTCAAACATTTTTTTAATAATTGCCATATGAGTAGATGGTTCGCTTTGCTTTTCCTTTTCTCTTTCATAATCTTGCCATGCTTGGCTCAGTATGGCCGTTTGAATTATTGCCGGCAAATAACTCGCTGCTTCCGTAAGTTCGGAGGCTGATGCTTTTTTGAGAGCGTTAATAAATTCCTCTGATGCCGGGCCTTTTATTGCCTCGTAGACATTGATAATCTGCATCACTGCTATGTCTCTCATGATCTTGCTTATATTCATGATTTTGACCTCCTGTTTTCATTTTTGAGAGCTTCAGGGAACTCCCGGATCATGTTCTCCTCGCCGACGATAGGGATCAGGCTATCCTTCAGAAAGATGGCTGCTTGTGTTAGCCTTGCAGCTTTGACGATATTCTCGATCCATGCGCGCTCTGGTTTGATCTTTCCGGTGCGGTTTCCTGTTTCTGCTCCGATGATGATCCACTTGGCTCCTCCGAAGCTGCCGATCCCGACGTCGAGTGGCTCGAGCAGTGGCTCAATACTGAGGAAGGTGTTCCAGTGAATACTCCCGGCAAACATACACTCGCCGGGCTTTGTTATTGTGGAGCCGTACCAGAAGTTGTCGAGCTCTGGCAGTTTTCCGGCGTCTGCGAGTTTACAGTATCGTTGTGGGTTCTTCGTCAGGAATAGGTAATTGTGCCACGGTGCTGCCTTGCAGGCGTCGAATACCTCGAGGATCCATTTGTCTGGTACCCATTCCCCGAACAGATCGGCCATACTGCACACGAAGATCGTGGCCGGTTTCTTTCTCCTTATAGGTTCTTCAAGTTTGTAAGCGTGGAATGTTGGAGCGAACTCGAACGGGTACGGAGCTTTTCGTATTACTCCGTCAGCGTATCGTTTATACATTGGTTTTTTGATTGTGTAACAGCCTGACTCAAAGTCAAAACTTGCATTATAGAGCGGATCATATCCTGAAAAACGCTCTACCTGTCTGTCTGCGTAGCAGTACGGGCAGCGGTGCAGGCATCCGGTCACTGGGTTCCATGTGTAGTCAGTCCATTCGATCCTTGTCTTGTTCATTTCTTTTCCCTCCTGTCTGTTTGTTTGCTTGTTTTGACCACCGCTGTGATCACGACGCCGATCAGCATCACCACGAAGATCAGCAGAGCGATGGACGTCGGTATCCAGAGAGGAGAGAGCACCCACCACCAGCTCCAGTCGATGAAGCCGGTGAGCTTCAGGGCTATAAATAAAAGAGTCAGCAGGCTGAGGAAGCCTATACCCTCAGCTCTGTTGTTTTTCTTGTTATTGCTCATGATCTTGATCCTCCTTGTCTTGGTTTGATACGATCCGGGGAGTCGTCAGGTATTTCAGGCGCTCCCTGAGCTGTTGATTTTCTTCCTTCAGGTATTTGATCAGCTCGTCCTTGGCCCTGAGCGTTTCCTTGTACTGTTCTTCTTTGTCGAGGATGATGGCCACCGCCTCGCGGTCTCTGTTTATGAGTTCCCGGCATCTGTCATGCACGAAGTCCTCGCGCTTGCCGTTCATGGTTGCCGGCAGCTCCACGATCTCGAAGTTGTCGTCCTCCCATATAAACTCACCGCACACCGGGCAGGTGGCCAAAATGCACCCGCTTGCCATTACTCAGGAGCCTCCGGGTTCTTTGCCTTCAGCTTGTCGATCTCCTTGATTGCGGTATGAAGCTGATTGAGAACAGTGTCGAGCTCTGCTGGATAAGGACGAGAGAGGGCTGCGTCGAGTGTCTCGGCCACGTTGTACCATGTGTTGAGGCCGTGCTTTTTCATGACCTTGAGGATCTTGTTGTATTCGTCGAGATCCTCTTTTGCATCCTTTAGCCTTCGATTTTCCTGTTCGAGCTCCCGGATCTGGTCGAGCAGCTTGCTCTTGACTTGCCATCCTAGATCCCGGTTGCTGATCTTGTTGTTCAGCCAGTCCTTCCAGTATTCGGCTTGAGTAGAGTGGAAGGGGAGGCGATCGCTGTCGAGCCTGTTCATGATGATATAAAGGAGCATTTCGGCGTTGATCTCAATGTTTCGATGGATGGCCTTTTTCTTAGTGGTCAAGCTACCGGTCATCGGGTTGTACCATATGAGCCCGATGCTTTCCTCGACTTCCTGACGCTGCACCATTCCGGTCGGTGTTACGAAGTAGAACTCGTGGCAGTATGGCAGGTATCTGGAGTATTTTGCATCCCGGAGGAAGTCGCTGCGGCTGATCTTTATCTCATAGCCGACGATGTTTGGATGGGCCCAGCTCTTATAGATAGCGAGCCCATCGAATTGCAGCAGCCCCGTCCCGGTTGGCCCGTTCTTGCACTCAGTTATAAAGAACTCACGATCTCCGTGCTTCTTGGCCAGTGCCTTTTTAATATCTGAACTTGTTACCTGCATGGCTGCTCCCTTCTGGCCCATACTGCGACGTTCTTGTTGGTGCGCTTGCAGAGCCTTTTCCCGACGGTTTCAACGATGCCGGCCTCCTTCAGCTCAGTGAGGCGAGGGGCCACGAAGTTGCGATCGTAGTATTTGATGTAGCCCTTGGCCAGCAGCTCCTCGGTTATCTCGCTAGCCGTCATTTGTCTGGAGCCGAGGATCTCGAGGATCAGGTTCCTGCGGTCGGTTCTCTTGGGTTTT